ACCATGACCCTACCCACTGGGTAGGGTCATGGTGTGGTGTCCCTGCGGTTGCTGAGCCTGCGGAGGCGTGCCAGTTGCCGCTCGAAGCGTTCCTGCAGGCGCTCCCGCCGCTCCGCTTCACGGATCTCGGAGATCAGCAGGTAGCTCGTCCCGTCCTCGTTGCGGTGGATCAGGGGATGCTCCGTCATGGTTGTCCTCGTTTCGGGTTGGGGTGGCAGTCCCACCAGTGGTTCGGGGTTCCGTGCTTCTCGGTCTCGTGGGCGGCGAGCACGCCGGGGAGGGCGGCCAGGGCTATCAAGGTCAGCATCGGTTCTCCGTTCATGCGCTGAGCGCGTCGAAAAGGGTGGGCATGGTCACGTCGCGCTCGGCGGCTTCGAGGTACTTCACGGCGTCCAGGAAGTATCCGGTGTTCAGCTCCACCGTGCGACCGCGGCGCCCCTGCAGCAGGGCCTGCCGTGCGACCGTGCCCAGGCCCCCGAACGGGTCGAACACCAGGTCACCCTCGTTCGAGTACCGGGTGATCAGCCGGTCCACAATGTCCAGCTGCAGGGGGCACACGTGCATCTGCAGGTTCCGGGCCTTCTGGTCCCCGTTCAGGGTCCGCATCCGGTTCACGTCATGCCACACCTCCGGGTGCCAGGACCCGGGGGCGAGGGACATGAACGTGGCAGGCAGAGCCCCACGGCCGTGCAATTTCTCCCCGATGCTCACGTGGGAGTCGAAGTCGTACACCTGCTCCAACGTCTGCTGCGTGAACACCCGGGACCGCTGCTCCACGGGCAGGGCCGCAAGTTCGTCCGGGGTGAGGTTCCGGTTGCCGCTGGAACGCCAGAACGCGTGCGCGTCCACCTGCCAGCGGGCCAGCGAGTAGTCGTCCTTGGACTTCGACACTGGGGTGTCCGCGTACCCGCGGGTGCGGTCGGTCTGGGGCTTGTGGAACAGCAGGATGTACTCAGGGGACCCCACACCCATCTTCGTGCCGTCCTTGCACATCTCGGTGTACCCGAGTCGGTACGTCTGGTTGTTCTCCCGCACCACGTCCGTTACGACGGTGATCATGCCCATGTAGTCGAAGCCGTGCTTCGTGGCGTGCATGATCGCTTCAGCGTGGAACGGGGACGAGGTGGGGATACCGGCGCCGGTGACGTTGCCGAAGTTGATGCGGTCCTTCACATGGCAGGCGTAGATCCTGCCCGGCTGCAACACCCGCAGCAGTTCGGGGGTGAGGTAGTCCATCTGCCCCCAGAAGTGGTCGTTGTTGTCGGTGTGCCCGAAGTCGTTGTAGTTCGGGGTGTACTCGTAGTGGTTCGCGAACGGGATGGACGTGACGATCAGCCCCACGGAGTTCTCGTCCATGAGTCGGGCTTCCTGCACACAGTCGTTGTTCGCGGCGAACCACCCGTCGCCTTCGGCGGTGATGCGGTCCACCCCCATCCCACGGGTGAGGGCGGCGTTGATGTCGGTCTGGTTCAGTCCGTGTTCACGGATTACGTCGGTCATGGTGCGGGTCAGCTCCTCGTGTTTCTGCCACTTCTCCCGAACCCGGTCGAGCATCGCGGTCTCGGATTCGGCGTGGATGATGTGCGCGGTACAAGGTCGGGTTTGCCCGAACCTCTGGATGCGGTGGATGGACTGGATCAGGTCGTTGAACTTGTCGGTGATGCCCACGTAGATAGACACGTTGCACTGCTGCAGGTTCAGGCCCTGCCCGAGCATCACGGGTTTGCCGATCAGCGCCCGGGTCTCGCGGTTCTTCCACGCCTGGATGCGACGTTCGGTTTCTTCCACGGGCAGCGCCCCGTACACGGACGAGAACGTGATGCCTTCCGCGGTGAGGGCGCGTTCGAGGGCGTCCTGCTCGGCGTTGAGGTCGCACCACAGGATCATCTGGTCACCGTCAGGAACGTGGGTGGCGATCTCCACCGCCCGGGCGACACGCTGCGGGAGGGTCTCGCGTTTCTCCCGGGACTGTTCCGGCAGGGACAGGTTCCCGCCGCGGAACAGGTGAGCTTGCCCGTCACGTTCCACAGTCGCTTTCCCGTGGTCCACACCCACCTCGTGCCACTGCACGTCCAGGGGTGGCAGGTCGTAGCCGGTGGCGTCGTGGCCAAGGTCCGCCGGTGACTGCAGGAAGATCGCCCACGTGTTCAACCACAACCAGAACTCGCGTTCCTTATGCGGGTACAGGGTGAGGTTGTTGGCCTGCTTCGAGTCCCGTTGGAAGAACCGGGTGAGCGCCTGGCCGGTGTCCATGACCCCCAGGAACCCGGCGTAATGGATCAGCTCCTTGTACCGGTTCGGGGAGGGCGTGGCGGTGGCCACGAACCGGTAGGGGACCTTCTCGAACAGGGTGAGGAACGTCTGGTAGGTCTTGGACCCGAACGAGCGCAGCACGGAGGCTTCGTCAAGGGACACGGCCGTGAACTCGTTGGGGTCCACCTTCCCATCACGCACGGTCTCGTAGTTGGTGATGTACAGGCCCTCACCGGTGGTCTCGTTGATGCTGCGGATGAACTGGATGCTGGTGTCGAGCATCTGCGCGTCGTGCACGAACTCTTGCCGCACCCCGAGCGGGCAGATGATCAGGCCCATCCCGCCGTGTTCCGCGAGGGTGTGCTTCAGGGTCTCGAGCTGCATCACGGACTTCCCGAGGCCGAACGCAGCGAAGATCGCCCGGCGCCCGCCCTGCACCGCCCACCGCACGATGTCGCGCTGGTGGGGCTTCAGGATCGGGTGGATGTCCTCGGGGTTGATGTGGTGCCCGTAGGTCTTGTCGAAGTTCACCTTCTGCTCGATGAACTCCCGGTAGGTGGTGGTGGGCATGGGGTCTCCTTTGGCATGGGAAAGCCCCCGGTCGCTCACGCGGGCCGGGGGCCATGTGTGTGGGTCAGGGGTCAGGTACTGTCCCCGAGTTCGGTGATGGTGATCCACGCCCCGGGCGGGGTGTCGTCGGTTGCCCAGCGTTTCCAGGCGTCCCAGTGGACGATGCGGGCGTCATCCCGGATCACACCGGAGGCGGTGAGCGAGTCCCCGACGGACCGGGAGAGCTTGTCAGCGTCGGGCGGGCCCGCCGGGTACGTCTTGAACTTCGTGGTCCGCGGTTTCGCGAGGTACACGGTCAGGGCGACGGCCACGGGCCCGTCAATCGGTGGGCGCCCCTGGTGCGCGGTACGGGCCGCGTTCGCGACGGCGGTGCGCCAGGCGGGGAGGTCCTTCGACATCTCCACCATCACGCCCCGCCCCACGTGCCTCTTGGAGCCCTGCGCCGCGGCCTTCCCCGGCACGAAGAAAGACAGGTCACTCATCGGCCTGTGCTCCCGAACCCGCCGGTGCCGCGTTCGGTGTTGTCGAGGCGGTCCACGACGGTGACCTCGGGGCGAGCCACGGGGACGATCAGCAGCTGCGCGATCCGGTCCCCACGGTGAACCTGGTACGGGAACACGCTGGTCGTGGTGAGCCGCACCATCACCTCACCCCGGTACCCGGCATCCACCACCCCGGGGGCGTTGGCGACCGTCACCCCGTACTCGGAGAGCCCGGAGCGGGGGCAGATCAGCCCCACGTGCCCGTCCGGGACGGCGACAGCGACCCCGGTGGGGATCAGCACGGTCTCCCGGGTGACCTCGGCGGGTTCCGTGGCGTACAGGTCCAGGCCAGCGTCACCGGGGTGCGCGTAGGACGGGGCGGGCAGGTCAAAGTCGAGTTGTTGCAGGTCCATGTGTGTCTCCTCAGATGAAAGAACCCCCGGTGGGTACCGGGGGTCAGGTGTCGATTCCGCGGGCACGGCGTGCAGCCATGTACCCGCCGAGCTTCGGTGGTGGCGGTTCGGGCCAGCGGGCGTAGATCTCCACATCCCCGTCCACGGTCTTGCGGGACACGGACTCGCACCCGCGGCGCCGCCACGCTTGGACGTGGTGCCCGTTGTTCTTCACCACAGCGACCACAGCCCACTCACCAGGCCGGGACTGCAGCTGCTCCAAGATCAGGTCCGTGTGACCCGTGGACCGTTTGGGTGGGGGCGGGGCGCCCCACCGGATCACCCCGGTCACGCCGCGTTCCTCCGTTTCCTCGCGTTCAGCCACCTGTCCAGGGCCGGGTCACGGCGGCGCGCTTCGGCACTGACTTGCCCGGTGTAGTCGCGGCGCGCCCATTCCCGGCGGGACCGTTCCCGACGTGCGTAGGCGAGACGGGCGCGCATCGTCTCCGACATGGTGGGAACCTCCACGGCGGCGACACCGCGGGCCGCAAGCCCCTGCACCCTGCCCAGGTGCTGCACCGTCTCCACCGCCTCACCCCGGGTACAGCACAGGCCAGCGACCTGCCCGGACGGGGCCAGCAACTCCCACAGCCCGCACGGGGTGCGGCGCACCTTCCAACTCACGTGTCCTCCCCAGACATGAAAGAACCCCGCACAAGGCGGGGTCCGGTCTCGTATTCGGTGGCGACCCGGGTGTCCAGGTCATGGAGTAGTTCGGTCAGCTCCGGGCGGGTGGCGCCGTAGAGCACCCGCTGGTGCTCCAACTCCCAGTAGGTCGCGTGGCCGCTGTCGATCAGCGCGGCCACCGCCTTCACCAGGGCTTGCCGTTGGTGCTCACGCATCGGCGACACGGGTGCAGGGCACGTCGATCTCGAAGGCGGCGTCAACGGGGAACGAGTACCCGCTGGGTGTGGTCTTACGCCACCGTGTCTTGTTCCAGTCCAGGACGTTCTTGTAGCAGTCCCGCCAGCGGTAGGCCCGCAGCGCCTCATCGTCCTCGGGCCACACCTCGATCCGCTCCGGCACCTCAGGGGTCTCGGGGACCGTCCAGGACGGGGTTGCGTCGATCACAGCCACCGAACCCATCTCGCATAGATCGGTCCAGGCGTACCTTTTCCCATCAAGCCTGGCCTTCCAAGATCGTCGCCCCCCATGGCTAAGCAGAAACTCATATCCGCCCGCCACGACCCGCGCCCCGAACGCGGTGGGTTCCTCGGGCTGGGGTTCGGTCAGGACCGTGACCTCTGCGTCCCCCGGGATGTGCACCGCACCGCCCTCGGACGTGCGGAGGTTTACGCCGTCCCGTGGTGACCCAGCATCCACCACCTCGCCCGTGCAACGTCTTGTGATCCCCAGAGAAGTCCACTGGACCTCCATGCCGGGGCGGACCTCACTGACCTTGATGGTGCGTGTCATGATGCGTTCTCCTGCTCCTGCTCCTGTTTCTCGGCCACGTCCTCCTGGTAGCGCTTCACGGCTGCATCCCATGAGTAGCCCGGGTCATCAACGGTGATCACGGGCTTGCAGCGGTTCGATTCGGCGGCCTTCACCATGTCCGCCAAACGCTGGATGACGGCCACCTCGGCCTCGGTGAGTTCCATCGGCACGGTGGTGTAGTCGTCGCACCCCAGAACCTCGATGATGTGCCTCGTCACGATGTCTCCTTCTCGATGAGTCCGGTCAGGTGCCGGATCTCCTTGATGTCCTTCTGGTATCTGGTCCACGAGTCCAGCTCGCGGTCCACGCCGGCCTGCCGGTGCCGCCAGTTGTTGCTGGCCACACTCGGCCCGGTGCGGACGCCGCGTTCGTTGATCGGGTGTGCCCGCTCGTACGCGTCCACACGGTCACGGGCCTCACGTAGCCGGCGTTCCCGGGACAACCGGATGCGTGCCTTGCGAACCTCCAAGGATTCCTTGGGTGTTCGCTTCACGGGGGCCGGTGGCGGGATCGAGGCCACGGCAAGCTCGTGGGCTTCCTCCAACACCTCCACCGCCGCCTCATACATGCGGATCACCTCCGGCTTGAACCGGGAATCACCCGGGCCAACGAAGTCCCGCACCGCGTAGAACTTCTCCCGCGCCGCCTCCAGGCGTTGCGCGAGATCCTCTGCTGCATTCACATCTATTTCCTTCCAGGCACGAGTGAGCCCCCGCAACCGTGGTCACGGGGGCTCACTTCATACGGCGGGTGTCGATCAGAACGGGGGAGTGTTGTCGTCCTGCTCCCACGCCGGGGCCTGCGACGGGCCACCAAAGCCCTGCTGCCCACCACCGAACCCGCCCGAAGGTGCCTGCCCGAAGCCCTGCCCGCTGTTACGGGACTGCCCACCACCACGACCGACACGATTCACGGTCGCCGTAGCGAACTGCAAAGACGGGCCGATAGCGTCCACCTCCAACTCCATCGAGGTGCGCTTCTCCCCCTCCTTCGTCTCATACGACCGGGACTTGAGCCGCCCCTGCACGATCACCTGCATACCCTTCGTGAGCGACTCGGCCACGTTCTCCCCGAGCTGCTTCCACGCCGCGCACCGCAGGAACAGGGCCTCCCCGTCCACCCACTCGTTACGCTGCTTGTCGAACGTGCGGGGCGTCGACGCCACGGTGAAGTTCGCCACCGCGGCGCCCGCCGGGGTGAACCTCAGCTCCGGGTCCGCCACCAGATTGCCGACCACCGTCAGCACCGTCTCGTTCGCCACGATCAGGCCACCTCTCCGTCTTCGATGACGATCCCGCGTTCACCCGAGTCGTCCACCATCTCGATCCACACCTGGAAGTCGTGCTCACGAGCCATGGACTCGATCAACGCCAGGTTGTCCGAGTCCAGCAGCGACCCGTCCGCGATCCGGATCACCCGCAACGACGGGTTCAGGGCGATCGCCATGGCCAACGACACCCGCAACTGCTCCGCGGACGACGCCTGCTTGAACGGCACACCCTGGTAGGACACGCCGCCGTCCTCGAACCCGAGCCCCGGGATCGGGAACCGCGCAGCCGCCAGACCCTCCGCCTTCGTCTTGTCGATCCGGGCGAGCTCGAACGTCAGCTTCTCCGCGTCATGCTGGGCGCCTTCCAGCCGGTCGCGGGCCTCCTCGTAGGCCTTGAACTCGCGGGCCTGCGCGTTGATCTGCTCCGCGTTGTCGATCTGCCCCTGGATCCTGTCCAGGTGCAGGTCACGGTGACCGCTGATCGTGTTCGCCAGCTCGTCCCGCGTGGCCCGCAGTTCGGCCAGCCGCTGTTCGAGCTCGCCGATCTGCTCTGCGACCTCGTCGGCGCGCCGCAGGTCCGCTTCCTGCTTCTCGGCCACGGCCTGCTCGGCCCGGTACTCGGTGAGCAGATCCGCCACGCTCACCGGCTCCACCTTCTCGGTCACCGTGAACCCCTTCACGCGGGCCTCAGCGTCCTTGACCTGCCGGTTCACCTCCGTGCGCCGCTCGAACACCGCCTTGCGCTGCGCGTCCAACTCCGCCGGGTCGAACGGCAACTCCACCAGGTCCAGCAGGGTCGCCAACTGCTCCCGGTCGGAGAGCTGCGTGAAAGCCAGCGGGTCCAGCGACAGCTTCCCCAGCAGGTCATCCAGGCGCGCCTGCGCCTTCGGGTACGTCGCCCCGTCCGGGCTGGTGACCTTCAACGTGGACCCCGACGGCGTGAACCGGCGGGTCACCACCAGGTCCTCGGTTTCCAGGACGATCTCCGCCCGGTCCTCCCCGTCACGGATCGGCTTCGGGGTGGTCTTCGCGTTCACCCCGCCCAGCGCGGCAGTGATCGAGTCCAGCACAGAGGACTTCCCCTGCCCGTTCTTCCCGGCCACGATCACCAGGTTCCCGTCCTTGTCCGGGGTGATCTCCACGGCCTTGAGCCGCTTGTAGTTTGTCGACTGCAGCCGAATGATCTTGCTCATGTTCCCTGTCCTTCCAACGACTGTGGCCCCGGCGATCTGCCGGGGCCACCATGTGTCCTGCTACTTCTGTTCTTCCCAGTACGCGACCACACGCCGCGCACCGGCACGCCGGAGCTTCCTGGTCAGGTTCACTGCCGCCGCCGCAGCGTCCGCCGGGTGATCCACCACCCTGGTGCCCGTGAACCGGGCACCCCAGAACCACCATCGGCGGCCCGTCACCGTCACCCGCCACGTGCTCACGCCGCGTCCTCCGGCTCCTCCAACGCCGCGGGCTGACCCGTCGCCAAGGACTGCAGGTAGTCCGTGAACGCCGCGCACTCGTCACGGGTCAACGCCGCCATGGACGGCAGGTCACGGGTGATGCCCTGATCCGCCGCCCAACGGCGCATCTCCTCACCCTTGTCCGCCTTCTCCTCGATCCCCAGTTCGCTCATGAGTTGCCCCGCCTGCACCCACTGGGCACGATCCGACATTACCGGGGCATCCCCCGCCTCCGCAGGCTCGTCGTCTTCCTCCGGCTCCGGGGTGGGGGTCTCCGGGAGATCCGGCACCGACGGCTCCGGAGCCTTCGCCCGCGCCTTCCGCTTCACCGTGCGCTTCTCCACCGTGGGCGCCGCACCCGACTGCGAGGGTTCCACCGCCGGCGCGTCGTTCAGCTCGATCTCCTCCACCGACGTTGCCGCCATGCCCGAGAGCACGTCAGCGAACATCGTGCGGCACGCCTCCGTCTGCGCCTTCGCCGTGAGCATCGCGATGGGGTCCTTGCCGTACAGCGCGTTCGACGTGTACCCAGCCTTCTGCGCACGCGCCATGGTCCACTCGAACGTCTGCCAGTTCTGCGACCCCTTCCGACGCGCACGCACCGTCACCGCCTGCTCCGTCGCCGCGGTCCGCTCGATCTCGTGACCGTGCGACAGCACCAGGGCCACCATGGCCCTCGCGTACATGGCCGGGCGGCCCTGCACCACGAAGATGTTCGCCAGCGAGTTCATCGGCGACAGCCCCAGTTCGCGGCCCGTGAGGATCGCCGCGGCCGTGGCCTCCACCGAGCCCCGCAGCCCCTTGGGCACGAACTCCGTGGAGCACAGCACACCGGCGATCCGGCCGGCCGCGTCCAATTCCTGCGACCACTCGAGCAGGCTCATCGTCGTCTCCGACAACTCCACCTGCCCGCCCTGGTTGTGCTGCCCGAACGGGGACATTGCCCCCTGGTTGGTCTGAGCGAGTTCAGTCATTGTTCCTGTCCTTGTCTATGAGTCAGGCCGCCACGGGGGCGGCCTGGTTGGGGTGGGGGAGGGGTTCAGATGCCGGTACGGAGGTAGTACTCGCGCCGGTACTGGCGGCGGCAGATCTTGCAGACTCGTGAGTGCCCATAGTGCAGGAGGTTGTCGCCCTCGAACGGGTGCCCTTCCGGACAATGAGTCTTCGACGCCTGGTTGTGGGAGCCGTTGCGGACTTGATCGTGAATGTTGGCCGACCGGGTATCCCATCGGAGGTTCGCGAGTCTGTTGTTCCTCGCGTCGTCATCCAGGTGGCAGGCCTCCATGCCGTCTGGGCATGGGCCAACGAAGGCTTCGAGTACGAGCCGGTGCACGAAGACGTCCCTCTTCTGCCTATCCGGCATGTAGAGGCGCACCATTGCGTACCCTTGCGGCCCACGTAGCGACGGCTTCAGCAGTCTCTCGTTCCGGGTCGCCCAGAACCCTCGGGAGTTCCACACGCGGCGCTCGACCGACTTCACCGACCCCTCGTCGCTGACCTGGTATCTTCCCGCAGTGCCGGGAACTTCCCGCCACACGACTCCTTTGGCTGGCTGGTCCATCAGGAGGCCGCCTCAAGGTGGACGAGTCCCGGGGAAGTCAGCGGCTCGCTGATGTACCCCGCCCGCTTCTTGGAGGTCTTGGCGATGTAGGCAGCGCAGAGGAAGATGCGGTATGCCTCGTCGATTTCCGCAGGCGAGTTGCACAGCGAGTACAGATCCGTACCGCCTGGCTTGATGTGGGCAACGAAGGTGCGCTCGATCTTGGGCATGGGCTGTTCTTCTCCGTCCTCGTCCAGGTAGAAGCTGAACCGGGCGTAGGCCGCTGTCTGTAGGGCGACCTCTCCATAGACCCCATTGCTCGTTTTCAGGTCGATTAAAGCTGCCCCTTCCCAATGTGGGCTCGTGCCAATCAAGTCGAACGTCCCAGCGTAGAAGTCCTCCACGTTCGCGCCCCGGCCCTCCACAACCAGGGGAGTGATGTCCCACGCGTCGAGGAACTCGGCGTACCCGGTGACCTCCCCGTCGTGCTCCACGGGCACGGCGACCTCGTCACCGGCGACAACCTTCTCTGCCAGAGCGTGGATCGCGGTGCCCCGCTCCGCTGCACTGTCACGCTTCCCAGTGGGCACCTTGCACAGGGCATCCACCAGCGCGGAACGTTCCCGACCGTTGTGCTGCACCGGGGGCAGGGAACGCAGGCGCTCGATCTCCAACGGGTTCTGGTCCACGAACTCCGCGACCATCCGGGCATACCACGGGTACAGGGCGGGTTTCGGGATACCCCCACCAATGAGCGTGGTCACACCGGGAACATGAGCGAGGACCCCTCGCGGGGTCCTCATCTTGTACCGGTGTGACTTCTCCATGAACTGCAGCTCGTGGCTCACGACTGGTCCTCCTTGCGCTGGATGCTGAACACGACCTCGGAGAACCACACTTCGTAGGCGAGCTCGTGTTCGAAGTGCGGGAACCCCACGGGCAGGTCACGCAGGAGTCGGTTGAACGCTTCCTGGGTGATGGACCACGGGTGGATCTGCACCTGGCACTCATGCCATTGAAGGTCCGCAGTGCCCACGTCGCCCTTCGCCTGGTACAGGTACGTGGACACCCGCTCCGCGGCCTCCACCTCCCCGGCCGGGTCTTTCACGTCCAGGGGGTTCGGCACGGTCGGCAGGTACCCCTCATAGGTCTGGTAGTCCGGGTCGGCGCGACGCATGTCCACGCCCTCCGGGGTGTAAAGGCTCATGACTGGGTGTCCTTCCGTGCTAGGGCGAGCAGCGTGTACCCGAGCTGGATGCTCTGCTCGTTGGTGAGGTTCACGTGCTCGGTGTACTCGTTGATGAGACTGACCGTGATCCCGTCCTCGTACCGGGTCACCTCGAGGTCGGGTTCACCGGGCAGCGGGTTGTCGATCAGGTAGGGGAGGCTCATTTGCGGCCCCCGATCAGGTCCACGAGGGACAGCAGCGGCCACATGGCGGCCGCGCAGGTCAGGAAGATCAGTGCGTCGGTGATGAACATGGCCCCTCCTATGGGGTGTTGTGGTGTGGTTGTTTAGGCTGCGGGGTTCACCATGTGGGCCGCCCCTACGTACTCAGCGATCCATCCGCCTCGGCGGGCTGAGCGTTGCGACCGGTACACCCGGTGGGTGGGGATGATGTATCCGAGGTTCATGGCCCGGTAGAACAATGGGCCCACCATGTTGGGGTGCGGTGCCGGTTTGAGGCCGGCCTGGTACAGGTCGTCGGAGGTGAACTCCCGGCCCGTTTTGGCGAGCTGGACGATCAGGTCCAGTGCGTCCTGCTTCCACGCCTCACGGGCGAGCGTTTCCTCGTTCTCGATGAAGAGCTGCATGGTGTCTCCGTTAGTTGATGGGTTGTGCGTGCCGGGGGGGGGAATCGAACCCTCCGTACGTCCTGTCCCGGCTGATTGCACGCGGGGACCTACCCGCGTGACTCCGACTGCCTATCCCTCCAAGCAAGGCCCTATTGGCTGTACCACCCCGCGCTCTGTCGGGGGCTCCCTGCTGTGTAGGCACGCACGCGGTGTCTCGTGGTGCCCGTACTGTTCGGTCAGTCGGTCTATTCGTTCCCGGTGTCCTTCGCCCCGGAGGGCTCATAAGGTCACTGGTCCCGGCTGGTGTGGCCGGATGGGTGGTGCTTGTTGTCAGCTGGTGAAGAAGTCAGCGACGGGGATGTTGAGCCATTCAGCAATGGCCCCGAGTTCATCTACGGTGATCCGGGTGTTCCCCTTGTACTTCTGTCCTGCTGTTGCGGGAAGCTTGCCGATCACCCGGGCCAGGTCTTCGATGCGGTACTCGTGTCGTGCCATGCTGGCTCGGATGTTGCCGGCCACGGTTTCCGTGTAGTTCATGCTGTCACCTCCGTTCGTCT